ATCTAGCCGTAGCGATTGAAGATGGTATTCTTACCTCCTATGAATGGGATATTGAGACTGATGGAGACTATGACGCGTCATATGAATGCACCGCAAGATACTCTCACTATTATGATCCAGAAGATTTAGGATTAGGTATGGAAGTGCTTATGCAGATTCTTGATTCTTATGATTTCAAAATTCAATTGAAAAAACAATTGCTTGAAGCTCCAAGAAAAGAAGAGAATACTGAATATTACTTAGATATGGAAGTTAAAACATTAGAGCATGCTGGAGAGGCTAAAATTGTCACTATATTCTCGATAAATGCTGACGCGCCTGATATTATGACTGGATTGTTTGTCGAGCTTGTAGAGGGCGAGATGGACGATGAAGACAACCTTAACGTGGTGTTCAACAGAGTGTTGGCTCAGTTTATCAATGCTCGTCAACCATCGCATATGCAAACAAATGAATCAGTTGTTCGTAACTGGAAGGATTTTTTAAACTCATGAAGCTCGTTCTTGAAAATTGGAGAAAGTTTATTGTGGAGGTAAAGGGCTTAATCTGTCCGCCGGCGACTCAAGACTTAGAACTTAACACTAAGAACAGAGATTCAGCAATCCAAGCTGACCATATTCAATACGGGCCTCTCAATGTTGATGAACCTGGAGATTACTGGGAAGAAATTGCAGAATATTGGAATACCAATGTTGAAGCCGCCGAAGCTTCAAATTGTGGTAACTGCACCGCTTTTGATATTTCCCCAAGAATGAAAGAGTGTATGCCAGGTGAGACATCAGATGATGATGGCGAATTAGGCTACTGTTGGATGCATCATTTTAAATGCCATTCCGCCCGGGCATGCCGCACTTGGGCGAAAGGCGGACCAATTGAAGATGATGATATTTCGGCCGACTGGCAAGAAAGATCAAATATAGGAAAAGATGATGAGTAAATATCTCCAAGATCCTGACTACCTCTTCAGCCTGCTTACGATGCTGGTCAAGAAAAATGGTGGTAAAATAACTATAACTGAAGAAGAAATGAAGAATGTAAGCACTGGAGATCTTATTGGTATGTATTATGAACCAAATACCGGTAATCTTATTCTTAAAGAGGTTGACGCACAAGATATGCTAAAAGCTCAAGGTATGGTGTCTGATAAAATAGACGAAACCTACGATAATTAAAATGGACCTATTTATATTGGGCTTTGCATGCATTAGTTTAGTGGTTACACTAACTAGCAAGCCTGAGAAACTGACTGAAGAATCTATCAAAGAGGAACAAATAGAAGAATGAAATATGCACTATTATTTTTATTGTCGAGCGTTGCATACGCTAACGATGAAAAAGAACCAAAGGTAATCTATAAACAAAAGACAGAAATTGATTTTGAAGGCGTTGAAGTTGACGGAACCTTAGTAAAACCACAAGGGTCCTTGCTTTTAGAGCGAAAACATGCTAAATTTAATCCTATGATTAAGTTGCGCACTGACTTTGATGATATGATGGAAGACTCGGTAAAGGAAATAAAATGAAACTTATATTAGAAAATTGGAATAGCTACTTAAGCGAACAAAGAGCTGAACAAATAATTCGGATGTACATCACAGAAAATAACATCCAACTTACAGAAGAGCAAATCCAGGAAGGTATTCCGGGGTGGGTTAAGAAGATGGTTGCCGCTGGAATGTTAATTACAACTGCTGCCGGTGTTGTTGCTCCTAATCCCGCACAAGCAGACACTTGGGAAGATATGTTCAATGCCGCGGCTGCAGAACAACAAGTAGAGAAGCACGATATTAAAATGTCTCAAGATCTTGGTAAAAATGTCGCTGATACAGTTATGAAAAAACTTGGTGATTCTGTACCTGATGGTCTGAAGATTAGTTTAGACGCAGATATTGTCCCGAGCGCAAATGTAGATCAAGATGCTTTTGGTAATTCTCTATTAAACACATTGAAAGATTTATTAGGTCAAAAAAATATCGAGGTAGCAGATATGGGCGTCGGAAACGGCTTTGATAGCCGTGTAGAAAGAGATGCCGATCTTACAATAAGTATTATGGATAATGCAGATGGTGAGGCTACAATTATGTTAATGGGTGATGGAGTTCTTAAAAACTTGGATATGACGTACAAGGTTAAATCACAGTGAAACTCCTACTTGAAAATTGGCGAGAGTATATAGCTGAGAAAAAGCGCGACCAGAGATCCAAGACTGAACCTACACCGCTTAAAAGTAAAGCACAAAAAAAGTATAAGAAGCAACGCCGAAAGAATGATATCTACTCAACCAAATCAGGTCACAAGAATCTCAAATCTGGTGCGCCTTTTGATAATAAACCCCAGCGTGCAGGCACAGATAGATTAAGATTTGAAGAAACCGGCCCTAGTGCCCTACTTGAGAATATAGGGAGTGCTACTCGCTTATCTATATTTGATTTTGATGAAACAATTGCTTTTACCGAAGGTTATATTAATGTTATTAACAAAGAAACGGGTGAAGAATTTCAAACTAGATCTCAAGAAGAATACGATGCAGTGAAAGATGATGATAGATATGAATTTGACTTTTCACCACTTGACAATGTTCATAATGCAACTGAAAACCCCAATATAACATCAATTATGCGAGATAGATTAACTGACTCAGATACACAGGTTATGGTGTTAACGGCCCGGGCACCAGTATCGATTGATGATATACATCGAGTACTCCGGACGTTCGAGAAACCAATCCCGACTGATAACATTGTTATGATTGGAGTAGAGGGAGCTAACAAGGGTAATTATCTTGTTAATACAGTGCTGTCAAAATATGATAACATCAAAGAAATAGAATTTTATGATGATTCTCAGATTAATATTGATGACATGAATCAAGTCAAAAAAGAACTAGAATCGGTTGAACGTAAGATAAAATTTAATATATATTTGGTTAAGCATGGAAAACCTGAATTAGTGGGCGAGTGAATGCACTACTTAATATTGTGGAGGCATAATAAATGAGCGATGCAAATGGATGGGAAACCTACTCAAAGTTAGTTTTACAACAGCTTGAAACCATGTCAAGTGGTATCGAAGCTTTGCGTACTGAATTACAAGATGTTAAAGGGCAATTAACAGAACTTAAGGCAAAAGAGGACAGAGTACAAGATATAAAAGCCTGGAAAGAAAAAATGGATGATGTCGCATCTCCATCACAAGTCAAAGCTGCTTTACAAGAAATCGAAGAATTAAAAGAATTTAAAACAAAATCTGTTACCATGTTTATGGTAATTCAAGCTTTGATGGCATCAGCATTAGCTCTAACTAATATGATGTAAAATGGCAAAAAAGATAAGCAGTTCCTTAGTCGCAACAATTAAACTTGCTGCTGAACAAATGAATGGTAAAATACCATACAAGGAACCAGAAGAACTTGATAAAATACAATTAGTTCCCGAAGTTTGTATTAGAGGCACAGGGTATCTCTTCTGTTATCAACCTGAAAGTAAGTCTTTTATTAATGTTAAGCGCGGCCAGAAAGCCCTCGTTATCGAAGAAAGAAAAGACAATTACTTAGTTTATACCTTTGACGGGTTCTTGATCCAAATTGATAAAGAAGAAATCTATTTTTCTGAGTTTGACTAATGTTATATCAATATAATTTTTTTTGGAAGTTGGTCACAACTTTACTGTTTTCTTGGAGTTTGTATTTTTTAGTTGGATTTGAACTTAGTGTTGTCACGCTTTTGGCACTTTTAATAATATTTCAAAATAGCAATAGTTAGTAATTACTTTGGGGGTTACTAATAATATGAGGTCAAAAAAGAATAAAACACTTTTTGCATTCGATGAAGGTACTAAAACTTCGATACCAACCGAGAAAATGTTTACTTTAAAAATTTTGTTTGCTGATAATATAAAAGATGTGGGCATATATAAAAAATTTGAAGAAGCTGAAACTCAATTAGTAAAATATTTGAAAGAAGGCGTGTGTTGTTGGATAGTTAGTAATAATGAATGAAAAAGAAAAATTTGGTCAGCTAGCAAGCGAAGAGTTCTCAGTAGGCGATATCGTACAGTGGACAACTTGGGATAAACATTCCGAAGAATGGAATATCAACTACGGCATTTTAATCAAATTAGAAAATATGATAAAATCAGATAGAATGGTGTCAATAGCCACTGTTAAACCATTGAATGAACAATTTCAAGAAAAAGAGCTGTTCACTTTGAATTTAAAATTAGTTAAGAGTGGCGAATTTGATAGTGAATTGAATAGCTAAATACTATTTACAGTGGGTTTTTTATGAATAATGAACTATTAACAAATATTATTAAGCAATTTATTCCCTTTGCTCAAAAGCAAATTGGTTTTAAGGATCCGCCTCGTCTATTTTTAAGAAATGATGCAGAAAATGCCAAAAACCCATTTGGTAAAACTGCCTTTTATGACCCAGAGGCAAGATCTGTTACTTTATACATAAGTGGTCGGCACCCAAAAGATATACTTCGTTCTTTGGGTCATGAACTTGTCCATCATAAACAAAATTGTGATGGACAATTTGATGATGCCGGAGATATGGGCAAAGGTTATGCGCAAAGCAATCCCCATTTAAGACAAATGGAGATGAATGCGAATAGAGACGGTAGTATGTGTCTTCGTGACTTTGAAGACAAGTTAAAAGAAGAAAACACTATTTATTACGAACATCTACAAAAAGGAGAAAACAAGATGTCTACAAAAGATTGGAAAAATAAAGAGATTGGTACCTTAATCTCAGAAGCATGGGGTTTTAAATTTAATTCCTTGCAAGAGTTTGATGAATTCAGCGGAAACGGTGAAATTCAAACCGAGGGAGAAGAGGAAGAAGAAATTGAAGAGTTAGCTCAAGCAAGAGGCGCAGCTGAACGTCGTACTCCACACAAGAGAAAAAAGCCGCCCGAGGATGAAATGTCTGAAGCCGAAGATGAAGAAGAAACTCTTGATGAGGGCGAAGAGGAAGAGCTTGATGAACAATCAAAGTCTGATTTAGCTGACCGCGGTGCTGGACGTGCTGCTGGTGGTCGTCGCTTAGATGAAGAAGAAGACGAAGAAATAGACGAAGCGAAGATTGCAAAGAAGAAAAAAATGGTCAAAGGTCCGGACGGAAAAATGGTTCCTGATTACGCTGCTGATGGTAAGGGATCGAAAGACCTTGCAAAAGGTAAAGAAGACACAGAAGATGAAGATACGAAGAAAGAAGATTTGCAAGAAGCTATTGCTAGTTTGCTCAGAAAGCACCTTCGAGGCTAAGATAATGAACGGTAAGTATAAAAGTTGTACTTAAAAAGTGCAGAAACCTATTCATTCATAAACTATTATTAAACTTAAAAGAGGACGAACACATGTCATTAAATTCCGATTGGCGAGATTTTCTTACCGAGAGTCTAGATGAAAAGAACATCTTTACCTATATTCAGGGTCTCCAAGAAATAATTTCCAATCTTAAACCTAGAACTATGACCGAAAAGCGCAGATTGCAAATTGCAAAAACTCATCTGCGTGAGGTTAAGAGATTCGCCAGAAGAATGGAAAATGATATGTCTGTTCTCCAAGAAAAACTTAATATTATAGAAGAGTCTAAAGGGGATGAATAATGGCGAAAGCTAACACTCACCTTACTCACTTAGAAGAATTAGTTCTCACCAGAGGTCCAGAGGGCTATAAAATGGCCAGAGCTTTTCTTCTAGAGCTTTTAAAGACTCTCAAGGGTAACACCAAGTCTAAGATTCAAACGTCCGTCAAATGGGACGGAGCGCCTGCTATCTTTGCGGGGATTAATCCCGAAAACGGTAAGTTTTTTGTTGGAACTAAATCTATCTTTAACAAAGTTCCAAAGATTAATTATACAAAAGAAGATATTGTCAAGAATCACGGGCATGCCCCGGGGCTTGTCGACAAGTTGACGAAAGCACTTGAATATTTGCCAGCGCTGAACATTAAAAACATCTTACAGGGTGATTTTATGTTTGATGATGAGATGATTAGCACTGTCGATATCGACGGCGAACCACATTACAAATTTAAACCAAACACAATTGTGTACGCTGTTCCAGTTGATTCTGATCTTGGAAGACAAATTGAGCAGTCTAAATTTGGAATTGTGTTCCATACAACGTACGACAGTTTAGATAGTGGTGCGAGCTTCGGTGCAGATGTTTCAGGACTCAGACGAGCCCCTGGTGTCTGGTTTGACGACGCATTTTTTACAGATGATACCGGTATTGTAACACTTACTGATGAAGAAGAGACTGAAGTACTGAGACTAGTTAAAGCCGCTGATGAAGTGAGCGGTTCTATTAATTATGATGATTTACCATCGGCATTCTTAAACATTTATATCAACAGCGAAATCAAGAAGGGCAACTTCTTAGAAGATGCTGACAAATCATTCCAAGGATTTATTAATTGGTATTCTCAGAGAGTCCAAAAGAAAATTAACAATCTAAAAAGTGAAAAAGGCCGAGAGCGTGCAACCAATAATGCTATGGAAACCATGAAAGCTTTCGACGAAAAAAGAAACGACATTGCCAATATTTTTAGAGTAAGTAGATTGTTGTTTGAAGCAAAAAATATATTTATTCAAAAGTATAATAATGCTGTCTACAACACTAAACACTTTGTCGATGATGGTTCTGGGGACTTAATTGCTAGCAACCCAGAGGGTTATGTAGCCGTTGATCATAGGGGCAACGGTATCAAGTTTGTCGACAGGTTAGAATTCAGTAGAGCTAATTTTGCGGTCGATAAAGGCGATAAATTTACCGGTGATATCAAAGAGCAAGAAGATGAATTTGATATAGATGATGAAGACGACGATCCGGTAGTAGATGCTGACTACCCTAAAACAGTAGCCGTTGTCCCAGGTGCATTTAAGCCACCTCACAAGGGGCATCTAGATATGGTACGAAAGTATGCGGCTGGTGCAGATGAGGTTGTTGTAATCATTTCTAAGCCAACCAAGCAGGGTCGATATTTACCAGATGGAACAGAAATAACTTCTGAAGATTCTCTCAAAATATGGCAAACGCTTGCTGCCGGCTTATCTAATGTTCGAATTGAAGCTTCGAAAGAGCATGCTTCACCCGTGACCGCAGCATATGACTTTATTGGCGATAAGGGCCCACTAAATATTGGTGATACCGTCATTTTAGGTGCCAGCACAAAAGATGATGACTGGAAAAGATGGCTCAGTGCCAAACAATATGTTAAAGATGGAGTAAGACTTATAGATCCCGAGCGATCCGCTGTATCTCCCACAACACGACCTAGCGGAGAGCCGTATAGTGCAACTGCATTTAGGAACGCTCTTGGTGGTGCCATAGACAATCGTGCTGAGATAGCTGATTTTGTTGGCGAAGAGAATGTAGACACTGTATTAGATATACTTGGTCTCTCAGCAGTCGAAGAAATGTCCGGTGCAGGCGCAGCAGGGGGATATGCAGGCCGAGTCCCTTTGGCATATGGGTCGGTTAGACCCAAGAAAAAAAGAACTAAACAAACTGAATATATTGATTTAAGCTTGATAGATGAAGTTATTGAACTAATTATGAAAAGAGGCATTGTAAAATGAACCAAGAAGAGAAAGTTCTCAGAGAGAACATAAGACAAATCATTCGACTTGTCAAACAAAAAAAGAACACTGAAGAAGATACACTTCGTCAGGTTGTACGCGAGTTTATTGAGGTTGAAATGAATACACTTGTAGAAGGTGGGCCCGATGTGGATCCTACCCCGAACAAATCTACCGGTATCAACGTTCTAGAAGAACTCCTTAAGAAGATTATACCAGTTATCGAAACAGATTACAAGTCCTTGACAACAAATACTTCTCAAAGAGAATCATACCGCTCACACATTATTAATGCTGTAGTAAATTCATTGACGCCTGCAAAGATCAATAATGATGCAGACGGTGAAGACAGTGATTTAGAAGAAGATATCTCAATCAATGTTGGGGATGATGCTGCTGACGATAAATTTATTGATATTCGCACTGATGCCGAAAAATCAGCTGACGATGGAGAAGCTGAAGAGGATCCAAGAGATTCGTTTGGAGCAGATGTTGAAGGTGATGAGACCGGTCGCAATGTAGCATACCAATCGTTTAAAAAAATAGAAACAAGTATTATTGATTCTTACGAACTTCTTGGGGATCCTGAAGATCAAGAATTGTTTTACGATTACTTAATTGCTAATCTTAAGCTTTACTTCGATAAATTCGAAGAAGAACTGGCTGGTTCTGTGGAAGAGCCTACCAACCAAGCTTATGATGACGCAGCTGAAGCACCGATGGCAGGAACGGAACCAACGGGCGCTGATGATGAATTAGAATTGGAGTTATAATGTCTCTCACTCTTGAGGAACTTAATACAATTTTATTGGCCGACGATGCCTTGGACACTGAGAAAGATGCTGACGGTAACTATCCAAAAAAATTAGGTGACTTATTAGCTAAAGTTAATGGAGTTAGCGATGAGAAAATTTTAACTGATCTTGGGCCGGCCCTTGATCCTCCTAAAGATGTGGCTAGCCGCAGTGATGTTGTAGTTAAAGAGAAGCGTGGTAAGAGGGCCCGAGACGGAACCGTTGGGCCGATCACACCGGCAAAGCTAGCCGGAACTATTGTTGACGATTCTAAAAGACCTCAACTAGCGCTAGCGCGTCTAATCGATGAGTATATTAGAGTGGTTATTCGCGAAGAGATGGGTGGGGGCGATCCCGAAGATGACGATGGCGCAACACCAACTTAAAAATTGTTTAAAAAATACTTGACAAGTTATCGAAATCTGGTTACAATTAAATTGTGATTGTTTGCTAGCGGATGAAAGCATGCCTGAATATAGTATTATAAATAAATTAAAAGATCAAAACAAGTTAAATGATCAGTTAATTACTTGTTTAAATAATCTATCATTAGAAGATGTGATAGCAGTCAAATTAGAACTTTCAACTAACTTATTAAATCACAGATTATATGGTTTTGATATATGGAACAAAATGACTTCTATCACTAAAGAAGCTGTATTGAAGTTCTCTCTCTCAGTTACTAAAAACAAAACTGATGCTGCTAGATTCCTAGGATTAACACAGCAAAATTTTAGAAGAGCTTGCAAAAATTATAATATTGATAAGGAATAATAATGATTAAATTTTTAATGTTGACCCTGTTTGGTTGTCCTGCAATCCTACAAACTGAATCAAACAAACTCTCTGTAGACACTACCAGCGCCGCAGAACAGATACCAACTCAATTTGGTATTATTAAAACAGATATTTGCGATCAAGAAGCTTTAGGCTCTAGTGTTTGCAATATGATATTTTATGACCAAAACAAAGAAGTTTGGCAGTTATATGATCACGAAGGAAAGGTCATCATATTAGACTTCTCTACAGTTTGGTGTGGCCCCTGCCAGAACGCTGGGCATTATGTTCAGCCTATACAAGATGACTATGAGGGCAACGTAGAATTTGTTACTGTATTGGTAGATGGTTTAACCGGCGAGCCGCCCAACGAAGAAGAAATTAATGAGTGGGTAACTTCCCATGGTATTACCACAGCCCCAGTACTTTATGCTGATCGAAGTGTATCTGATCCTACTGGGATAAACGGATATTTGATTAGTGGGTTTCCAACTTATGTATTTATTACTAAAGATTTAAAAATTCATTCTGGAGCTGTTGGATTTAATGAAGAATATGTACGCACAACAATCGATGGGTTACTATAATGTATAAAGTATATAAGTACAATGGCCACTATATCCAGGGTGATCTAATCAGCAAGCATACTACAGAGAGTGCTGCTATGAAATCAGCCAAAAAGAATATATTCTTTAAGAAAGCAGTTAAAAGTAAAATAGTTAATCCAAAAGTTATTTGGCTTGATGGTGAGAATAATGCTCCGGTTGGAGTAATTACTATGAAATAAGGGGGCGCCCAGGCTTCGACAGAGTAATGAAGAAAACTAGTGCAAGTAGGTAAGATACAGCCTTAATCGTTCAAAATAATTTAGTTGCAAATAACAACTTACATTTCGCTCAGCGCTTAGCCGCTTAATCGACGGGGCTTTTTAGAGCCTTGATACCCAATCTAAAATAACAGGTAGAAGTCCTGCGAAAATAAAAAATCACAATGGATGCCTTGGTCTGAAGAAGACAAGTGGAGCGCGACAGGGTAGTAAGCGCGGTTGAGTAAACTACCTATCTTTTCTGATTTGTGATAGTAAATTAGACAAACTTGTGAATGACTACTATTGAATTTATTCTGGACGCGGGTTCGATTCCCGCCGCCTCCACCATCGAAGGAAACAACATGTCAATATTTATTTTAGACTGGTTTAAGAAACAAAAAACCAAAGAAGAAAAACCTAATTTTGATTTTCAAGACGGAATTGAGAATGCACTTTGGGATATAAAAAAAGAGTATGATCTTGAAACTGAAGAAATTGAAAGAGCTGTATTTGAGAAAAGGCACAATTTAAATTACATGAATGAGTGTACAAAAAACAATACACCTGATAAGTAATTATATGAAGGTCTGGGTTGCGTTATACAAAGGTGAAGGAAACTGGGTGAACAAAGTTGTTCGCAAATGGACAAAAAGTATCTACAGTCATGCTGAGTTAGTTTTAGACGATAAACAAACCTGGATTGGGATTAGTCCCTTCATTAAAGCCAGATTAGTGCAAAGAAAAGTAAATAATTATGATCCTGAAAAATGGGATTTTTATGAAATATCTGTTAATCAAGAACAACATAATTTAATATTAGACTTTTTTAGTTTGACTAAAGAAACAAAATACGATTGGATTGGAATGCTACTTTCACAGTGTTTACCATTTAGAATCAAAGAGAAAAATAAATGGTATTGTAGTGAGTGGATCTTATATGCTTTACGAATCTCAAACATAATTGATTGGAAAGTAATAAAAATATTTGACCAAGCTGACTTGTCACCATCCAAATTACATGATATATTAGTTTTGTGCAACTTTGAAAAAGTTATATTGGAGTAAAAAATGACTGTACATAGAGAAATGTTCGACAAAGAACAAAAAAAGCCTACCGTAATGGTTTCAGGCGGGTTTGATCCTGTCCATGCCGGCCACATTCGAATGATTCGGCATGCCGCCGAATTTGGAGATGTAATTGTTATTGCAAACTCAGATAATTGGCTTTATAGAAAAAAAGGGTTTATTTTTATGGAATGGACCAAAAGAGTTGAAATTTTAAACGCAATTAAAGGTGTAGTATTAGTAGATTCGGTAGATGATACTGATGGTACAGTGTGTGAGGCTATTCGTCGACTTAACCCCGATTTCTTTGCAAATGGTGGTGACCGAGGTAAGTCCAACACTCCGGAACAAGCTGTTTGCGAAGAGCTTGGCATTGAATTATTATGGGGTATCGGCGGAGAAGAAAAATTAGATAGTTCTTCTGAGTTGGCCAAAAAAGCACGAGATTTTGAAATACCAGAGCCAAGAACCTCTGGCCGTAGTTCTGATAGATAAAAACCCGGCCTATATACTATGATGGATAGTACAAAAACCTTAAAGCTTGATTCTTCTTTCCGACCCATAGAAGTCATAGATGCGGTTGAAGCTTTGGTATTGTGTTTGATAGGAAAGGCACAGACGATTGAAACTTATAATAAAGTAATAAAATCCGTTAATGAGGACTTTCAATTACCTTGCGTTATCGCTCTTAGAAGAATAGTTAAATTTCGATATAAGACAATTCCGTGTCACAGAAAAAATGTTATATGGAGAGATCAAAACCAATGTCAATATTGTGCCAAACACTTTATGGTTGACAAATTAACGATTGATCATGTCATTCCTCGTTCCCGCGGCGGTAAAAACGATTGGTTGAATCTGGTCACTGCGTGTAAGAAATGCAATCAAAAGAAAGGTAACAAAACCCCGGCCGAAGCTGGCATGCCATTACTGAATCAACCAACAATTCCAAAGTCAGATATTTTTAAAAACATAAGCAATAACCAGATACTTCCAAGATGGAAATATTATTTGTGGTAAAAACTTGACAGAGAATGCTGACAATGTTATTATTTCACTATGAGTTACACAAAATGTTATCTGTCTGAGATTGGTCATAATAATTTTTATTATCCAACTCCCACCACCGCTCTAATCCCTGATAATTGTGAATTTATTGTATTACCTTGGGTTGGCGGAAAAGACAAAAAACTAACACCTGTTAAAATTAAAAAATCTTGCGTTGTGCCGTTGGATATGAGCCCACCAGATACTGTTAAAGGACATACAGTTGTGTGGATAGAAGAACATTTATTGCCTCTTAGCTCAGTTGGTAGAGCAGATGACTGTTAATCATCTTGTCCGCGGTTCAAGTCCGCGAGGGGCAGCCATTTTAAATAAGGAGAAAACATGTCTGTTTTAAAAAGACTACAAACACTAAACTTGCCAGAAGACGCAATGATCACTCTTACTCGCGAAGAGGGGACAGATGTCTTCGTACACAATGAAACGGAAGTAGATGACGCAATGAATGAAACTAGTGTCATCTATGATTTTGCTTCGCTCATCGCGAATACTAAATTAGATGCGCGTAACCGTTGGAATGGAAATGTGATCCAGCATCTTCGCGATAATGATTTTCTTGATGAGTATGAGCGCGGCAGCTTTGCTTTCGAAGACTATCTTGCCGAAACTCTTACAGAAAATTTCTACGACACAGAATTGATTGAACACTCTACTGAAAAGTATGACCATAAACGTGGGTTTTGTACATTAACAGCTCAGGTTGAAATTCCAATTGCTAACTTTATGGAAGTTAATCCAATGGTTATTGGCTGGAATGTATCAGTAGAAACAGAAAATGGCACTTTAACGTTTGACGCATAGTGCGCGCTGTTCTGCTCGCGCACTTAGTAAGCAGGACGTGGCTGCCGATCGTCACGTAGGCAGAGGTTTCCGGTTATCCTAGTTCTAGACAAAAAACCGTTTTTTGGGGTGAAGTGCCACAGGCAGGTGCACCGGACTGTTACTCCGGATGTTGTTGGTTCGAGTCCAGCCGCCCCAGCCATTTTATTTTTGATCACATATATACAATGTGGGGTTAGAAAAAAAATTAGAAGTATTTGCGGAATTGTCTATACTTGCAATGTCTATGTTCTTAGCTGCTTTCTTTTGTTTGAAGGTGTTGTTTATACCTGATTCCGCCATGAAGACTATAGATAAAATTTATGAAGTCGAAGAAAAAATATATCAAGAACGATAGAGTCTTGGTAAAGTCATTTGCAGGTCCTAATATATGTGTAACTCTTAAAAAAAGATATATTGCTAAACAATCTGAATTAAAGCTTGGTGTCGATGGATGGGAAGCACAAATAACCCATCAGCGAGAAGTTGATAAGTTAAGAAAAAAAGGTGTTCCTTATAAGCGAGGGGAAAAGCCGAAAGTTTGGGTATTTGATTCTGACATCATCAAAAAGTGTTGACAACAAGCGCCTAAGTGGTTATAATTATTATACCTGTAGGAGGGTATTATGAATCATTTGGGCTATGCCTGTATCAATCAAGGCTTCTCAACGTTGCCAAAGTCGCAACGTATCACCACTAACCGCACTATGATTAAGCGTACGTTTCACGACCGCGGAATCGAATATGCTGCAGAGCTTGCATTGCAAAACCTGCGCGACTTATACACAATTCTTGAATGGAATCTTGCTAACGATATATACTTTTATCGTCTTTCCTCAAATATCATCCCATGGGCTTCAGAGTATGACCTCGTAGATATGCCTAATTTCGGCGCTATACACGCCGCGGCCCTCAAGGCGGGCAACTTTGCCCGTAAGCACGGAATGCGGCTCACATCGCATCCTGGGCCGTTTAACAAACTAGCATCACCCAAGGAGCGCGTATACCAACTTACCAAGACCGACTTGTCAGTTCATGGTGATTTGTTTGACCTTATTGGTTTACCACGCACTCCGTATGCTAAGCTTAATATTCACGTTGGTGCAGCCTACGGCGACAAGCCCTTTGCTCTCGACAACTTTTGTCGCAACTTTGAACGTCTACCAGAAAATGTCCGCTCTCGTTTGACAGTTGAGAACGATGACAAAGTATCTTTGTATTCAACACTTGAATTATATGAGGGTGTTTACAAGCGCATTGGTATTCCTATTGTATTTGATTACCATCACCATATGCTGCACCCCGGCGGTCAGACTGAGCAAGAAGCGCTTGAGCTGGCTCTATCTACGTGGGGCGACATTAAGCCGGTTGTTCACTATGCTGAATCTCGCTCACTTGAACACAACAATCCCAAGATCAAACCACAAGCTCATTCCGATCTTGTTTACAACACACTCAATGATTATGGTAATGAGTTTGATATTATGATTGAAGCAAAACACAAAGAGCTAGCACTGCTCAGGTACCGAGAGAATCTAAACACATATGCGGTAAAATAGACTGACACAACTATATACTTTAGCAACACCAAAGAGGATATATGGCTAAAAAAAATTATGTGTTAGACACTAGTGTCTGTTTAACTGATGCTGACGTAATCTATAAATTTGATAATCACGATATCTTCCTGCCTCTTAAAGTTTTAGAAGAAATTGACGGTCATAAAAAACGACAAGACTCGGTAGGGAGTAATGCTCGAAGACTTATACGAACTTTAGATACTCTTCGCGAAAAGAATAGCTTAGAAAAAGGCGTACGTATAGATAAAGGCCGCGGCATTCTCAAAGTTGTGTCGTACTCAATTCTAAAAGAAATCATATTTCCACCAGATTTAGATTTAAGACACGCGGATCATACAATCATAGCCACTGCTAAGGCGATCCAGGCTGGAAACGAAGGCAGAAAAACAATTATGGTTTCACGCGATATTAATATGCGTGTTATCTGTGATTCTATTGGATTAGAGGCTCAGGATTATATATCTGAAAAAGCTGCTGCATCTTTTGAGGAGATGTACAATGGATTTGTAACACACTCATTTGATGATGAAGTAATCGACCGCTTTTATGCAGGCGAAGACATAATATTAACCCAAGATGAAGCAGAACAAATTATGTATCCTAATGAATATATTATGATGGTTTCAAACGCAAATGAAAAAAAGTCAGCATTAGCTAAATTTAAAAACCACCACCAACCCTTACAGAACGTTGTAAACAAGAATATACATGACTGGAACATCGATGCTAGAAATAAAGAACAAGCGTTCGCTATTGATATGCTTATGAATCCTGAAATTAAAATTATCTCGTTAGTTGGTCGTGCTGGTTCCGGAAAAACCTTACTGGCAATTGCTGCTGGGCTGCAGCAAGTACTTGGTCTCCGGACTGAAAATAATCACTATTCGCGACTTATCGTCTCCCGACCTGTACAGCCCTTGGGTAAAGATATTGGGTTCTTACCGGGTACAATGGAAGAGAAAATGTTACCGTGGCTGATGCCGATTCAAGATAATCTTAAATTTTTGATGGGTGACCGCACATCCCTTGAGATGTATATGGAAAAAGGTAAAATTGAGATTGAAGCACTAACCTATATTAGAGGTCGCTCTATTTCAAATGCTTTTATTGTCATAGACGAGGCTCAAAACTTAACCAAACACGAAATTAAGACAATTATTACTCGCATCGGAGAAGGCACGAAAATTATCCTCACGGGCGATGTAGAACAGATTGACAATGTGTATGTCAACGAGACTTCAAACGGCCTTGCACACGCCGTAGAGAGCTTTAAAGAGTATCCAATTGCTGGACATATGACCTTCAAAAAAGGAGAAAGGTCTGAATTGGCTACTTTAGCTTCAAAAGTGTTGTAAAATAGTTTATTGTATGTTATATTACAAAAGGAGACTTTGCTATGAGTGAAGAAAAAACCATTACCGAACAGGAATTACATACCAATCCAACACTTGGATTTGTTGTACAAAAAGACTCTGAACTTAAAGATTATTTAGTTGAGTACGTCGGCACAAAATTTGATAAAGAGGAAGTTACAGTCGCTATGATAGTAGATATTTTAGCACATGAATTTCCTGACTTTATGGTTGCGGTTGCCGAAGAAAACTTCTTGAGAGGTTATCAAACAGGATTGGATGACGCATATGGAACAAATAATACAGAGAATGAAGGAAACTCAGGACAAGAGACTTGATTTCTATACCCCTAGGGGACTTCACGTTTATTTTAAAGATTCGATGGTGGATGATTCTATTAGCGTAGAATCTGCTGTATCTAAATTTGAATCTTTGGTACCGCAACACTTGTTGTCGTGTATCGAGATGGTTATATTTGGAGACTTCGAAGAGTTCCATGAAAGAGGAATTAACGCCTTTTATGATTCTGGTACCGTATATGTATCAAATGTTCAAGATGATACCAGTGATATATTGGACGACCTAATTCACGAATTAGCGCATGCCGTTGAAGAAAAGTATGGTTATGAGATTTATGGTGATCAAAAACTTTATCACGAATTTTATAATAAAAGAATGCATCTATACAAAATTTTATGGAGTATGGAGTTTAAGGCTCCAAAGGCATTTTTTCAAAACACAGAGTACGACCAAGAATTTGATGAATTCTTGCACCAAACCGTTGGTTACCATAACTTAAGTAATGGGCTGACAGGTGTGTTTATCAGTCCTTACGCTGCCACCTCTCTCCGTGAATACTTTGCAACAGCCTTCACTGACTTCTATATGCAGCCTAACCACAGGTTCCTCAAAACCGTATCACCGGCGGCGTATGAGAAATTAATTTTAATTAGTAAAGAAGAAAACCTTGACTATTGAGTGAGATGTGGTTATAATACTTAAAAAGGTATTATTATGGCTCACATTTCGTTTTCTGAACTCAAAGACTGGGTTCACTGTCCTTTCTACCACAAACTAACCCGTGTAGATAAGATCGACGGCTTCACTGGTAATGAATATACAGCTTTTGGTTCTGCAATCCATTCGGTTTGTGAAAAGAAGCTTCTTCAAGAAGAGCTTAATGAAGATTACTTTGTTAATGAGTTAAAGAAGAATATCTCGGAACTGGACGAAGACCACCAACTTAATAAGAAGCTTGTCCTTGATATGGTCGATCAAGGCAAGAACATAATTCCAGAGATTGAAGATGCGTTGAACGATTACTTTGATAATTACGAAGTCTTAGCTGTCGAATTGCCGCTAATGGAAGATATCAAAGACCAAGATGGTTATAAATTTAAAGGCTTTATCGACGCTATTGTAAAAACTGATGATGGTAAAGTCCATATTTTTGATTGGAAAACTTGTTCCTGGGGATGGAATGCTAAAAAGCGCTCAGAACCAATGGTAACCTACCAGTTAACGTTATATAAGCATTACTTTTGTCAGAAGATGGAAGTTGATCCAAAAGATGTAGAAACACACTTTGCACTACTTAAAAGAACTGCTAGTAAAAATAGAGTAGAATTCTTTAGAGTTACGAGTGGTCCGAGAAAAACAGAAAATGCTCTTAAATTAATTGATAAAGCATTATACAATATTAAAAATAAGCGATACATTAAAAATCGCTTGTCTTGCACCGGCGGATATGGTTGCAAGTTTTACAATACAGAACATTGTCCTTGAGGTTTAAATGACAAAAAAGAAAATTTTGGTCTTATCTGACCACCCGCTTTCACCTTCTGGTGTTGGCACACAAACAAAGTATATGATTGAAGCTTTGTTAAAAACTGGCCGTTACCAGTTTGTTTGTTTGGGGGGTGCTATGAAACACGCTGATTACACCCCAATAACGGTAGATCCATACGGAAAAGATTTCTTAATTATTCCAGTTGATGGATACGGAAATGAAGAAACCATTAGGTCTGCTTTGAGAAAAGAGAAGCCTGATGCACTTTGGTTTATGACAGATCCACGTTTTTATGAATGGCTTTGGCAAATTGAAGATGAAGTACGGTCACTCGTCCCTATGATATATTATCATGTATGGGATAACTTCCCGGTTCCTCTATACAACAAAGCCTACTATGATTCAACTGACTATGTTGTGTCAATATCTAGAGTTACTGAAGAAATTGTTAGAACCTGCTCTCCGGATTCGTTTGGTGTACACATCAGTCATGCTGTAAACTCAGTTTTTTATAGGCCGCTAACTGATGGTCAAGAAGCAGACTTGGTAAAGCAGGCGCGCGATAAGATTTTTAGTTCATCTAGCGAAAAGTTAAAAAATCCAAAGAAGAAAATATTCTTTTGGAACAACCGAAACGCACGTAGAAAACAATCTGGTACCTTGATTTGGTGGTTTAAGGAGTGGCTTGATAAGGTTGGTCATGATAAGGCAACTTTGGTAATGCACACAGATGCTCGCGATCAACACGGACAAGATCTGCCGCACATCATTGAGCACCTGGGTCTGAATGAAGGACAAGTGTTACTTTCAACCAATAAAGTACCCCCAGAACAGCTATCAATTATGTATAACGCATCCGACTATACAATTAATATTTCCGATGCGGAAGGTTTTGGATTGGCTACTTTAGAGTCGCTTTCTTGTGGTACCCCAATTATTGTCAATATGACTGGAGGCTTACAAGAGCAGGTCACAAATGGCACCGAGTGGTTTGGTTGGGGTATTCAGCCAAGCTCAAAATCAATAATTGGTTCATTGCAGGTGCCATACATCTATGAAGATAGGATTAGTCAAAGTGATTTTGAAAAAACTATGACGAAAGCACTCAAACAACCAAAAACAAAATACAAGAAAATGTCCGAAGCTGGTATCAAACACGTAAAAGAAAACTTTAGTTTTGAAAATTATGAAAAACAATGGGTTGAATTTATGGACAGGGTTGTTGCTGAAAGTGGCTCTTGGGAAACTAGAAAGAATTATAAACGCTGGCACTTAATGGAGGTAGCATGAAAAAGAATATAATATTAGTTGGACCTATTTTAACACGTAGTGGATATGGCGAACAAGCACGGTTTGCCCTGCGCGCTCTAAGAAGTAGAGAAGACTTATTTAATGTGTATATCAAACCAATCACTTGGGGTAGCACATCCTGGATTGTTGATGATACACCTGAAAGACGATGGATTGATGAAACAATTGAAAAAACTGTTGGATTTATCCAACAAGGCGGACAGTTTGACATTTCTTTGCAGGTCACCATACCTAATGAATTTCAAAAAATAGCGCCTAGAGATGTCGGGTACACCGCTGGCATTGAGACGACCCATTGCGCACCAGAGTGGACCGCAAAATGCAACCAAATGGATTCTATTATTGTTGTTTCAAATCATTCAAAAAATGTTTTGACTGCCGCTCGTTTTGAAGCAGTTGAAGAGGCCACTGGTCAGCCCGTTGTGTTGGAAAACCAAGTAGAGGTTAGCGTAGTAAACTACCCAGTAAAGGAATTTGAGAACTTACCAGAATTAGAACTAGAATTAGATACAGACTTTAATTTCCTTACAGTCGCCCAGATGGGCCCTCGAAAGAATTTACAAACAACCGTGAAAGCTTTTGTTGAAGAGTTTAAAGATGAAAATGTAGGACTTGTTATCAAAACAAATATTGCAAAAAATTGTTTGATGGATAGAAACTTATGTTTTGCAAATATAAAAAATATGATTAATCAGTTTTCTTCGGAAGACAGAAAATGCAAAATTTATATGTTACATGGTCATATGTCTGATGAGGAAATGCATTCTTTGTATCAAGACAAGAGTGTTAATGCTATGGTTGCTATCCCTCACGGCGAGGGCTTCGGTTTACCTATTTTTGAAGCGGCATACAGCGGCATACCAGTCGTATCAATTGGCTGGTCCGGACAATGTGACTTTTTGTATAATCAATCAATCCCTCCACAACCACAGTTTTATGAAGTTGCGTTCGATATTGGACAAGTTCCCCCTGAAGCTGTTTGGGACGGTGTAATTCTGAAGGAGTCTGGTTGGGCATATGCAAGATTACATTCGGCTAGAGAGCAAATGAGGGCCTGTTATGAAGACATTACAAATACAGTTGCGGATTCATTAGCATCAAATAGTTGTACCCGAGCTACTGAGCTAAAACAACGATTTTCAGCTGAAAAAATGTATGAATTATTTGTAGGTTCAATAGTTGATGTCAAGTCCGAGCAAGATAAGCAAGAGGAAGTAGAAAATTTACTTAATGACTTGCTATGAAAAAAATTGCTTTTATCTCAGATTACTTTATAGCTGATGGTACCGGTGGTGCAGAACTTACCACTGAAGCCATTATGAACTTTGGCAAACAAAGAGGTTTTGATGTCGGAGCAATACACTGTGCTAAATTGGATAAAGATAAAGTAGAATTTAACAAAGATAGCCACCATTTTATAGTTTGCAATTTTTTTCAATTACAAGATGAAATTAAGCTATATATGGCTAAAAATTGTTCATATTCAATTATTGAATATGATTATAAAATTTGTAAACATCGCTCACTTGAGTTACATCAATTAATTGAAGGTGAACCGTGCGATTGCGAACAGCAACTCCATGGGAAAATAAATTCTGCTTTTTACGGATATGCTGAAAGAGTTTGGTTTATGAGTGAAAAACAAAAAGATATTATTGTTAACAAGGTCGATGCATTAAAAGAAGACAAATGCAGCGTTTTAAGTTCAGTGTTTAGTGACGGCGATTTAAGATTTATGTCGTCTATTAAAGATAACGAGAAAAATGACAAATATCTTATTTTAGATTCTGTGTCGCCTGTTAAACCAAGCGCTAGCGCTGTTGAGCATGCAAAGGCGAATAATTTAGAATACGAACTGATCTCTAATCTACCTTATCACGAATTGCTAATAAAGATGTCAACCTCAAAAGGCTTAATCTTCTTACCGTTAGCTAGTGATACTTGCCCCAGGCTTGTTATGGAAGCAAAGATGCTTGGTTGTGAAACAATTTTAAATGAATATGTTCAACATAAAGATGAAGCTTGGTTTGATACGATGTCTTCTTGTTACGAATATATGAACACTAGAGCAGATGCTTTTTGGAGTTATTATGAGTGATACTATAGTGATTATGGGAAACGGACCATCTTTAGCTGATGTCGACTTTTCAAAGCTTGATGGATTTGACACCTTCGGATTAAATTCAGCATATAGAGCATATGAGAGGATGAATTGGTGGCCAAAATACCATGGTTGTTATGATTATCGAGTTACCGAGAACCACCGAGAAAGTTTTAACAATTTAATCGATAATACTCCAATTGAGAAGTGTTTCTATATTATCGATATAAATGAAAACAGAGATAAGTTTCAGTTTGTTAATTTATTACCTTACGGTACAACAAACAAATGGAACTCATCTCTAAAAGATTTTGCTCAATTTCACGACAATGGCAACTCCGGAGCTAACGCTTGTTCAACCGCTGCAGCTTTGGGGTACAAAAAGATTGTTTTATTGGGAGTTGACTGCAACTATGTAGAATTTGTAGACGGTTGTGTGAAAGATGGCGTTGGGTTGAAAATGGAAAAAACACCAGATAAGAACCCGAATTACTGGTTTGATGATTATCAGCAAGAAGGTGATGAGTACAATATTCCAGATGGCATCAAATTTCACTTGCCAACGTGGAATGCTTTTGCCTATCGTGCTGCCCAAGCAGGCATAGAGGTTATAAATTGTAGCCCAATTACTACATTGCGTTGTTTTAAACGAATGTCACTTGAAGAAGCTTTGGGGCTATAATGTTTGACAAAATTTATTCTAAAATTGAACCAGAAAAGCTGCTACACATTGTGTGTAGACCAGCAGATTTGGTCGATGTTAGAAATGATATAGTAGAAGAAGAACAATACTTGCAGCTTGCAATATTAAATTTTAATAAAGGCAAAACTTTCAAGCCCCATAAGCATATCTACAAAACTGTTCCCAAAAGTGCCATAGCTCAAGAATCTTGGGTTGTGATGAGTGGCAGAGTAGAAGCTATATTCTATGATCTCGATGACACTATTGTAGAAAGAAGAATACTGGAGACTGGTGATTTATCGATTACACTATTCGGCGGTCACAATTATATGATTCTTGAGGATAACACTCTGGTTTTAGAATATAAGACTGGGCCTTATTATGGTCAAGCCAGTGACAAGGAGTTCATTGATGATTAAAATAAATATTGGCTGCGGCTGGCGTAACTTTGGTGATGATTGGGTTCACATTGATGGTGGCGACTATGAGCATCTAGACTATCGTGATATAGCGGATCTGAGCCAGTTTGAAGACAATTCAGTCGATCTTATTTATGCATCACACGTAATTGAATATTTTGATCGAGAAGAGGTTATTCCATTATTAACAGAGTGGAAACGTGTTTTAAAACAATATGGAGTATTGCGGTTAGCTGTACCAAATTTCCCAGCTTTAACACAGTTATATATGGATAACAAAATAAAGCTAGAAAACATTCTTGGTCCATTATATGGTAAAATGCCAATGTCTACCAAAACTATTTATCATAAGACCACATATGATTTTAGGAGTTTAGCTAACCTGCTCAGCAGTCTCAATTTTTGTAATATACAAAATTATGATTGGAGAAAAACTGAGCATGCTAAATTTGATGACCACTCACAAGCGTATATCCCTCATATGGATAAAGAAAATGGAGTCCTGGTAAGTCTTAATGTGGAGTGTTTAAAAGATGAGCTTTGATGTGATCACCGATTTTGAAAACGAAATAGCTAAGTTTTTTGGCTCACCGTACGCGGTTGCTGTCGATTGTTGCACGCATGCAATTGAATTATGTCTGCGAGATCAAGAAATAAAGAAGATTTCAGTCCCACATAGAACATATATTTCAGTACCTTTTCTTGCTAGCAAACTCGGTATTGACCTTCGATGGAGAGACGAGGTCTGGCACGACTATTATTTTATTGGAGATACTAATATTATTGACGCTGCTGTATTATGGGAAAAAAATTCATACATTCCTAATACATTTATGTGCTTAAGTTTTCAATTTAGAAAACACTTAAGTCTGGGCCGCGGCGGAATGATATTAACGAATGATAAAGAAGCAGCTTTGCGCTTGAAAAAAATGTCATATGATGGTAGACTACCTGATATACCTTGGCGTGAGCAGGATATCTCTTCTATTGGATACCACTATTATATGACTCCTGAAACTGCACAACTTGGTCTACAAAAATTACCAGACGCAATATCCACCAAGCCAAAAAAGTGGACGATTGAAGACTGGCCCGATTTAACAATAATGGAGATTTTTAAATGAAAAAAGCACTTATAACTGGAATTGCTGGTCAAGATGGAAGTTATCTTTCAGAATACCTGCTATCTTTGGGCTATGAGGTGCACGGAATTGTCAGAAGACATTCGGTTGCAGAAAACCAAAACCACAGGCTAGCCAAGCTTGGACTAAACGAACATGTGCACACACACTATGGTGATCTACTCGATTATCCATCTTTGGTTAGAATTACACAAGATGTGCAGCCAGATGAAATTTATAATTTAGGCGCTATGAGTCACGTTCGAGTTAGCTATGATATGCCATCCTTCACAATTCAAACAAACGCCCTGGGTGTTTTGAGTATGCTAGAGGTATACCGTACGCTTGTTCCAAATGCTAAATTCTATCAAGCTAGTTCTTCTGAAATGTTTGGTAACTCAGTGGATGATGATGGTGTCCAGAGGCTTACAACGCCTATGAACCCGGTTAGTCCTTATGGATGTGCTAAAGTTATGGGATACAACCTTGTGCGACATTACAGGCACGCCTACAAGCTACATGCTTGCAACGGTATTCTATTCAATCACGAGTCTCCCCGCCGCGGATCGAACTTTGTTACCAACAAGGTTGTGAAAGGAGCAGTATCAATTAAAAAAGGCTTGCAAGATAAGCTTGAATTAGGGAATATGGATTCTTACCGTGATTGGGGTCATTCTAAAGATTATGTTCGTGCCATGCACTTAATTGTAAATCATGATGTTGCCGACGAGTTTATTGTTGCTACAGGTGAGACGCATTCAGTTAGAGATCTGTGTGAACAAGTGTTTTCTAAGCTTGATATGAATTACGAAGATTACATTGTACAAAATCCAAAGTATATGCGCCCAGAGGAACTTAAGTATCTTAAAGGAGATTCTTCAAAGTCCCGTGAAATCCTTGGCTGGCAGCCAGAGTATACGTTCAGTTCCATGCTCGATGAAATGATTGAAAGGTGGGAGCGCGAACTGTGAAAAAGTTTTGCGTATTGCAAGTTACGCCGCTAACGCCTAACCCTGAACACGTTGAATTGTTCTCTAAACAAGATGAATGTGATTTCTATTTTGTTACCCACGATGGACCAAACAAAGACGCTCTTAAATATTGTCCAAATACCACGTGGACCGATACCAGAAATGTTTTAGCCTCGACGGTGCCACAACAATACGAGTATTATGCGTTTGTGGATTATGATTACAATTTCAGACCATTGAAAAATCTAGGAGTGAAAGAACAAATTCTTGAGGATTTAAATGAATTTAAGCCTGCTGTATTAACGTACTATCCCGGCAACGGTATGGTTACCCCTTATGCTGCCAACACTGATTACCGAGACAGCAAAGATGCCTCTGTATTGCCTTTTACTCACTGTGGAATGAAGGTTGTTCACCATTCACTAATGAAGTGGTTTTTTCCAATGATTACTAATTTTGGTGGTGGTGTTGAAGCTTGTCATCTTTTTAATATATTAGAAATACCATTCCTAAGACATGTTGTGTGTAGCCACAAAATGGTCTACGACAACGGGAACACTGATATGGAAGCCCCACATAACTTAGACGGCGCCTGGAATGACTATAGGATGAACGAGATGTGGAAATGGATCAGGCCGGCATTTAAAAAAATAGCTACGATTGACAGATATGCTGCCAACGAGTCTCAAAAATACAACTCTATGTTAGTGAAGAATGTATTTCAGAAGATAGTGCTTGATAACGGAATAATCCCAGTCAAAGATCATCATATAACTAATTTTTTTAATCGTGAGACAGTTGAACTGTTTTTTGATTTAGAACATGAGTGGTTTGACAATTTAAATGTCAGTGTAAGAAAACAATTGCTTGATATAAACTGTGAAGACCAGGAGACTATAGAGAACATACTGTCCAAAATTGAATATTCAGAATTAATGACCACTACTAATCCTTGGATCAATATTGCTGGTCGTGTAAACAAAGCAACACAGAATTGCAGAAAGATTACTACTTCAGAGTGTGTTGATCAATTCCAGAGATTAAACCCAAAGTCACTTTTTATTAAATCTTCCAATGTCAATACAGAACTATCATCATATTTGAAAGACAAAAGAGTAGCATTTGTTGGCCCAGCGCCATATATGAAAGGCTCAAATCAGGGAGAACTCATAGATTCATATGATGTTGTGGTCCGGATACAACATGGTATACCAAACGAACAAGATTACGGCACGAGAACAGATATTATACAAAGCTGTTTAAACTCTAATTATGGCCCGCCAGTGATTGAGCATTTAAAAACTCTCCCGGTAGAAGATAAGCCTAAATTTGTTATATGTAATGACACAGCAAGTCAAATGAAATCAGATGGAACGTGGGCGTTTGTTGATGAAATATACGAACCCCAGTTTGCAGAATTAGGTGTACCGCTTGTGCATCTTAGAAATGAGGATACCTCTTGGGACAGGTGGGCTCTATATTGGGAAATTTATGCGAAACAACATATTGAAAAGTTTGACAAAGGCGTTTACACTGTTTACTCAGCTAACTTTAATTCTGGATATGGCGCGCTAAATATGCTGTTAAGATACCCAATTAAAGAATTAGCTGTATTTGGGTTAGATTTTTACAACACGGGCACACCGCAGACAGATGAAGGCAAGTATACCAAACAATATACAGATACATATGGATCTTCGGGAACACCAAATGGCCCAGACAAAGTTTTACACGACCAATTATCACAAATGATGCATTGTAAAAATGTTTTATTAAAAGATAAGAGATTTAAACTTGACAAACCGGTACTTAACATGTTAAATTCTACTAGTGTATCAATGCGTATCAAAAATTTCATTTTGTTACCAAAATTTAAAAACGAGACAAGGTAATGGGAATAAAGACTAATTCAGATAGCGATCTTGTTAATGTCCTTAAAAACGATGGTGTAGGACATTCAGAGCTAGTAAAATATGAAAACTGTTCAACAGTTAATTTAAAAGACCTTCGTGAGGATCTAGGAATGGGTTCTTGGGCAGTTCGTATCGCATACAACGAATTGTTTGGTGGTGTTGTCATCCAACAACAACCCGGCGAAGGAAACCGTAAACACTTTCATCCAGATGCAGACGAAAACTGGGTAATCTTGGATGGTGAGTGGGAATGGTGGATCGAGGGTATAGGAACCCAACGAGTTAAAAAGAACGATATTATTGTTGTTCCCAAAAATACATGGCATCACATCAAATGTGTAGGTGACGGTCCCGGTGTTAGATACGCTATAACAAGACCAGATGTAAATCATGTATACGAAGATGAATGATATAAATTTCAATTTTTTAGGCAAGACGGCAATAGTTTTTGGCGGTAGTAGGGGGATCGGTAAAGAAGTTTGCCGGCAACTTGCTGCCGCTGGTTGCGTTGTATATAATGCGTCGAGAACTTCTGCTAATTTGCACCTAGTGAAGGATCTTAGGTGTGATTTAACTAATATAGAAAATATACAATACATTTTCTCTAAACTTGATGAAATTGATTTCGTAATTAATGTTGCTGGCACCAATCTTTGCGAGCCGATAGATTGTATCGATACTGATGAATGGGATCGAGTAATGAATATCAACTTAAAATCATTTTTTGTAATCTGTAAAGAAGCAGTTAGCTTAATGAAAAGACAAAATTATGGTAGAATAGTTAATGTATCATCTATTGCTGGAAGAAATAAAAGTATCGTTAGTGGAGTACATTATACCTCCAGCAAATATGGAATCATTGGTTTAACAAAGCAGCTTGCAAATGAAGTATCAAAACATAATATACTGGTCAATTGCGTGTGTCCGAGTCAAACTATGACGGAAATGCTGCAGGAATCAATGTCTGAAGAAGCAATTGCAGAATTAGAGGCAAAAATTCCAATTAGGAGGATTGCCACTACCACAGAACAGGCAATGCCGATCTTGTTCCTATGCTCAAACGCAGCGTCTTATATAACTGGCGCAGCTATTGACGTTAATGGAGGACAGTTTTAATGCATAGAGACATTGATATTAATGTTTTAATTGCTGTTAGAGGCGGTTCTAAGCGTGTTCCTCGCAAGAATATCCGACCTTTTGGGGGTTCTAATATGTTAACCCTCAAAGTCGAGCAAGCGCTAAGACTGCGCGATGTTAATAAAGTCGTAGTAACTTCTGATGATGATGAAATGCTTCAGATTGCAGAGGACTTGGGCGCTTATCCCATGAAGAGAGATCCTTTCTACGCTAGTGATACGGTACCTATGGGGGATGTATACGTGCATCTTGCCACTAGCCTGGAATGTAAAGATATTCTCTGGACTCCAGTGACGAGCCCATTGGTGACTGATGAAACTGTACAAGAATGTATCGATATTTACAAACGTGAAGCAGACTACGACTGTGTTGTTACCACAAATATTATCAAAGAGTATATGTGGTTAGATGGGAGAGCGATAAACTACGATCCTAAGAATCACCCAAGGTCACAGGATCTACCAGATATATATGCCCTAAACTTTGCAGCAAATATTCTACCTCGTGAGATTATGATTAAGAACAAAAACATTCTAGGCGATAAGTTTTATCCTTATATGCTAGATGAAGTGGAAGCGGTCGACGTTGATACTGAGTTTGAGTTTATGTTGGCAGAAATTTTATACGAAAAAATGAGAAAAAAATGAAAAATTTAAAAATATTTATCGTGACATATAGAAGAACTGGAGTATTGAACGAAACTCTTGATAGACTTTTTAACAAGACTGACTTTAGTTCAATACCAAATACCGAGGTCAATATAATAAACAATCACTCTGAGTTTGAATTAAACGCTGAGTTTGTTGACAAAGTAAACGTAATTCACAACAGTACTCGACCCGATTGGGATACCGGCAACTTAGCACGCAATTGGAATGAAGCACTGTTACACGGATTTAAAGATCTGAAAGACCCAGATGCCAAGATTGTTGTTACAATGCAAAATGATATTGTTCTTAATCCAAACTGGGCCACTAATTTGCTCAAGATGCATCAAAAATATAATTTTATTACTGGCCAACTTGGTGATAATATTGTCAGCTATACCGCCGACGCAGTAAAAAAGATTGGCATGTGGGATGAAAGATTCCTTACACCAGCTAACAAAGAAGCGGATTACTATATCAGAGCGTTAATTTATAACAAAGAACATTCACTTATCAATGACAAGATTCACGGGCGCCTGCTGAATGCACACGACGCGCTTGAGTTAGACACATCGGACTACAGAGGCGGCGAGTCGGATTGGCGCACTGCTAAGTCAAATAACGACTCAAAAGAAGGTTGGTACCATACTTCGCAGATCTTTTATTGGAAATGGAAAGATACTTGGAAACAACAGCCAAGCTACTACGGTTGGTTAACTCGATGGAGCAAAGACTTTGTAGAAAACCCACCAAGCCCACCCAAGGTTCCTAGTTTTGTACAGTATTACTATTTTGAAAAAGACATTGAATTGTCTGGTAAGAATTATGTAGGCTGGAGAGAGGGTGATATGTGGCTTGACGCGGATAAGTGTTACGATATAGACAAACATCCTTTTAAAAGTGGAGAGAAATTTAGAAATGGTTAAATTAGTAGTATTTGATTTAGATGGCGTCCTTGTAGATGCCCGAGAACTTCACTATGAAGCTCTCAATTTAGCATTACGAGACATTGACGAACGTTATGTTGTAAACAGAGCAGAGCATCTGTCAACTTACGATGGACTTTCAACAACAAAGAAATTGCAAATGCTCTCAGACAAGAAAGGGTTACCAGAAGAGTTTCATACAACCATCTGGAAAGCTAAACAACAAAAGACAGTTGAGATAATTGACAATTTTGAATATGATCATAGAATCATTAAGGTTCTTAAAAAACTAAAGCTTGATGGTTACACCCTAGCATGTGCGACTAATTCAATCAGAGATACAGCTAAGTTGCAACTTATTAGAAGAGGATTCTTTGAACACATTGACTTTCTTTATTCTAACCAAGATGTCACAAAGCCAAAGCCTAGTGCTGAAATATATATGAAATGTATGTTGAGGGCTAATGTTGACCCTCACGAAACGGTAGTAATTGAAGATTCGCATCACGGTCGCAAAGCAGCAATTAATAGTGGTGCACACTTATGCGCTGTAAAAAATAGTAGCGATGTAACTTATGAGAAAATTAAAGAAACTATTGACAAAGTAAATCGAAAACAAAATGTAAGACCTAAATGGCAAGGAGGTAAAATGAACGTACTAATACCAATGGCCGGCGCCGGCTCTCGGTTTCAACAAGCAGGGTATACTTTCCCTAAACCGCTTATTGAGGTTAGAGGCAAGCCAATGATTCAACTTGTTGTTGAGAATTTAAATATCGATGCTCGCCACATCTTCGTGGTGCAGAAAGAGCACTATGAAAAATATAATTTGAAACATCTTCTCGGTCTAATTTCACCTGGATGTGAGATAGTGCAGGTTGATGGCATGACTGAAGGTGCAGCCTGCACAACTTTATTAGCAAAAGAATTTATTAATAATGATGAGCCACTCATCTTTGCAAATTCAGATCAGTTCTTAGATTGGGATAGCAATGAGTTTATGTACTCTATGGAAGCTGACGAAGTCGATGGAGGGATGTTAACGTTTACAGCAACACACCCCAAGTGGAGTTTCGCCAAACTCGATGAACAAGGGTTTGTATCCGAGGTTGCAGAGAAGAAACCCATCAGCGATGTTGCTACTGCTGGAATTTATTATTGGAAGCACGGCTCTGATTATGTAAAATATGCAGAGCAAATGATTAAGAACAATGTCAGGTTTAACAATGAGTTCTACGTCTGTCCTGTTTTTAATGAAGCGTTGGAAGACGGTAAAAAGATTAAAACATTCCACTTTGATGGGATGTGGGGTATCGGAACTCCCGAAGACTTAGATTACTTTAACAAGTTTCAAGGAGTATAAATGGACTTAAAAGAACTGGAAATTGTAGACACCTCTCAAAATTTATATGATTTTTTCAATGGGTTTATTCTTAGCCCCGATACCAAAGTATTTGGTAAGTTATTAGCTAGAACACTTTTAGTAGATCAAGTTAAAGACTTACCTGGTGATATTGTTGAGTGCGGAGTGTTTAAAGGCACCGGAATGCTCACTTTCTTGAAAATAAAGCGCTTTTTGTGCCCCAATAGTGGTAAAAAGGTGGTTGGATTTGACTTTTTTAACTCTGAAAAGTTGATTGAGAGCTTGTCTGGTATTGATAAAGAGGCTATGGGTACCCTGTTTGACAAACGAGGTTACAAGCATGAAGACAACCAAACACAATTATTTGGCGATTTTGTAAAGAATTGCGGGTTTGAAGACCACGAATTTGAACTGGTGGCTGGAGATATTACTAAAACTGCCCACGACTATGTTAAAGAGCGTCCTGGATTTAGGATCTCACTGCTCTACATTGATTTGGACTTAGATGTTCCTACCTACGAAGCACTCACTGCTATGTGGGATAGAGTTGTTAAGGGGGGCATTGTAGTATTTGACGAGTACGCTTTTCATAAATGGTCTGAATCTGCAGGAGTAGACCGATTCTTCGCCGATAAAGACGTACAAATTAAGACATTAAATTATATATGCCCCACAGCTTATGTGGTGAAGAAGTGATTTTAATCGCACACAGAGGTAATCTGACTGGCCCAAACCCTGAGATGGAAAATAATCCACTTTATATTGACAGAGCCCTTGAAAAAGGTTATGATGTTGAAATAGACATCCGAGGTTCCTTTTATACTAAATTTTATCTTGGCCATGATGAGCAACAATATATGGTTTCACCTGAATGGCTTTTTGAAAGAGTAAATAATCTTTGGCTGCACGCAAAAGATATTCAAGCACTCCATTCACTAACGCAGCAGGTATCAAATTTCAATGTGTTTTGGCATCAAGATGATTTTTATACAGTAACAACCAAAGGATTTATATGGACATATCCAGGTCACACTCTAACACCAGAGTCCATCTGTGTTATGCCAGAGAAATTTGATGGCTTGTATACTGAACAGCAATTAAGAAACTGCGCTGGAATATGTACAGACTTTGTGGAGAAATATAAGTGAAGCTTTCCTGGCAACAAATACCATCTACAATTATTTCTGAAATGCTTTGCGAAGATTTTGATGGAGTAGTTTTAGATACAGAACATGGGTGTTACAATAACGAAACCCTGCACAACTGTATACAGATTATTACGGCAAAAAACAAAGTGTGTTTGGTTAGACTCACAGAGATCAATAAAACACTCATTAGAATGTGCTTAGATGCCGGCGCCAGTGGTTTAATATTCTCAACTGTCGAGGATGCCTCACAAGCCGCCGAAATAAAAGACCTGTGTACCTACCCCAAATATGGTGGTTCTCGCGGCCTAGGGCTTGTGAGACAAAATAAATGGGGATATTCCACACTTGTTAACAAACCGCCAATTATTGTTGCCCAGATTGAGACAAAAAGAGCGCTTCACAATCTTGAAGAGATATATGCACAAGGTCTAACTCACTATATGATTGGACCATATGATCTATCCGCTAGTTTAGGTGTGACAGCAGAATTTAACAATCCTACATTTTTAGAGGCGATTGAAAGAATCAACAGTGTAATTACTGACCCTACCAAGATGGCGGTCCATATACCAACCGATGTAGATAAACATATTGACAAATACTCAGAATATGGTATAATTGCTGTAGGTATGGATACCACAATCTTATTAGAGGGATACAAGGAGTTAAAATAAATGCTTAATTTTGAAAACATAGGTGACAAATTTGTTCAAGTTGTTCACACAACTGAGTGGGAGCAATTACAAGAGAAATATAATCAATGTGATGACATATACGTCTTAGGTCACGGCGGTAACATGGCTGTGGCTGATCACGCTGCAGTCGATATGACTCGCTTGTCGAACGGAACCAAGAACGCAATCTGTCCTAGTTCTGGCGTCGTCGCGACGTCGTACATTAATGATACTAGCTTTGAGCAGTGGATGGTAAATTGGCTAATAGCGAGAACATCAACACGTACTGCACCTCAAATGAAAAAGTCATTGGTGCTTGGAATTTCCTCATCTGGAAATTCTATAGATATTCTTAAGGCTCTTCAATGGGCTCAGGCCAACGGTATGCAGGTAGCTATGTTGACCTCCAAGGATATACCTATGCAGATTGATGAATTGACGAAAGTTGTGCTTGGAGCAGATTATTATCACACTGCAGAAGTATTGACCTTGTTACTTACTTACCAGCTTACACATGGCTCCGGCAATGTGTGTCCGCCAATTGGTAGCAATGATCCAGAAGGCTTAAAAAACCTTAACTGGAAAGGTGGGAAGATTCGTGAACACAGCTATCCAGATGAACAAATTAATGTTGGAATTGATTTCGATAAAGTTATTCATAAGTGCTCCAAGGGTTACTATGACGGGACAATATATGATGACCCAGTAGAAGGAGCCTATGAGGCTCTAGAAAAACTTTCTAAGCGATACACAGTTATTGTTTATACTTGTAAAGCCAAGCCTGACCGCGGCCTAGTTAGTGGTAAGACTGGTACTGAATTGGTCTGGGAGTGGTTGAAAGAGCAGAATATGGCACAGTTTGTTAGCAAAGTAACTGCTGAGAAACCAAGAGCAAGATTTTATATTGATGATAAAGCAATCCGTTTTACCGATTGGGATTCTGCATTTGATATGATTGAGGAAATCGATGGCTAACTGCTTGGTAACTGGCCACAAAGGGTACATAGGCTCCAAGTTGTTTAGAAGACTTAAACAACTTGGCCATAGTGTTTATGGCATTGATATAGAGTCACAAGTAACATCGGAAAAATTAGATATTCGCTGGCACCTGTTCGATAACGAAAAGAACTTTAGTCACCTTAAATTCAAGCCAGAATACATTTTTCATTTGGCCGCTAAGCCAAGTGTGCAGTGGAGCGTAGAGAATCCTTCTGACTCATTGAACCATAATGTATTAGGTTCCTCTAGGGTGCTTGAATATGCTAAGTTGGTTGGCGCCAAGAGAGTGATATTTGCTAGCTCCGCAGCTGCTCAGATACCTAGTAGCCCCTACGGTGCTCACAAAAGAATGACTGAGCTAGAATGCGAAATCTATAGTGCTTTGTACAATATAGATACCGTATCCTTGAGATATTTTAATGTATATTCGGAAGATCAAAAATACGGTGGGGCGTACTCAACTGTGATATCTGCATGGTTAGAGAAAATAAAGAACAATGCGCCATTACGATTAGATGGTGATGGTATACAAACAAGAGACTTCATTCATGTAGATGATATTGTAGATGCTAACTTGCACTGTATGAATTATAAACACAATTTTAATGGTCAAGTTTATGATGTTGGCACCGGCCAAGCCCACACCCTTAATGAAATAAAAGACTATATCGACAATGTATTTGATGTTATTTGGGATATGCGACCGTCACGTGATGGGGACATAAAAAATTCTAGGGCGGACACATCGAGCTTAGATGGAATAGGCTGGCGCGCCAAAATTGATTTAAAAACTGGTTTACGGAGATGTATTGCAAGTGTCACATAAAAATGATATAAGAGTAGGTGATCTAGTTAAGTGGTATGAAACTTACTCCGATATTAATATTGTCCGCGATTACGGTTCTGGCACAGTAGTAAAAAAACAAAAAGTTACCAACCCTTACGATCCTTATGGAACGGTTAGGTATTGGGTACACTGTCACAAATTAGGTGACGCTAAATGGTTTGTTAAACCATATATTGAAAAACACAATAAAGGAGAACAAAATGAAACTTAACAATGAAAACGAAACTCAACAATCAAGCTTAAAGTTATCTAACCAGGCTCTCGGAGCAGTTATGATGGCTTTACAAGAATCACTGTTGAACGAAATGGATATTGTACCAATTTTGAAAGGTTTTGAGTTAGTAAACACAGAGCAGGGTTTGATAGTATCTAACCCACCAACTGTACGCGTTTCTAGTGAACAGAAAATTACTGAACAAGACCTACTCAACATGGTAGAATAATTGAGAAATGCCACGTTACATATATTTTTGTGAAAGTTGCCAAGTTGATTTTACTGTATTTCACGGAATGAATGATAAACAAGATATTTGCATTGAGTGTCAATCTGATAAAATCAAAAAGATGCTCACAAAGCCAATTCACTTATCAAAGAAGAAAGAGAAATCAACTGGTAACTTAACAAAAAAATATATTGAAGAAAATAGAGAAATACTAGAAGATCTTAAAAAAGGATCTAAAAAAAATTATGACTGAACTTGAAATTATATTAGCGATTACAACAACATTTAGTGTGCTGTTAAACATTGGTGTTTTTGTTTATGCTCGCTCTGCTATCTCAAGGCTTTTGTATGTTTCAGAAGAACTTGGAGATTTAAAGACAATGATTGATTCATTCTCCGAACACGTCTCCAGTCTATATCAGATGGAAATGTATTATGGCGATCAAACTTTGCATGGCTTAGTTGATCACGCGCAATCTTTCAATGAGCAACTTGAGACTTTTGAATTTATCTATTCTTTGACTGAAGCGGGCACTATAGCCGAGGAACCAGAAGAAATTGACAATGAACAAGCAGCAACAGCCTAAACCAATAGTTAGAAGAAGACGCCGACGAAAGAAGGGTAGTGCCAAAAAAAAGAACCACTACTTTACCCAGGTTCATGAAGATGCAATTATTAGGTATACAATCACTAATTGCAGACAAGAAAGAACTCATCTTTATGTAACATATATCCAGCCTGCGTTAGGTGAAATGGTTGACAAGATTGTGTTTACGTACAAGTTTACCAATTTGCCCAATATCGATTACTTACGCGATGAGTGTAAAATTTGGTTAATGACCATCTTAGATAAATACAACCCGAGTAAAGGTTCAAAAGCCTTCTCATACTTTTCAGTTATTACTAAGAATTGGTTTATCAACAAGGTTAAAAAACAACAGAAGCAGCGCGAGAGAGAAGTTGACTATGACAACATAGCCAAACATTATGAAGAAGAGTTCCTCTCAACAACAGAATCGTATCTCTCAGAGAGAGAGACAGAAGAATTTTGGTCTCACTTTTATTCTGAAATAAAATCGTGGGATGAAAACCAAATGAAAGATAACGATCTAAAGGTTTATAAGGCTATAAATATCCTGTTTGAATCAAAAGACGATATTGAAATTTTTAACAAAAAAGCTATTTATCTATACTTGCGTGAGATAACTGGCTTAAATACAAAACAGATAGTTAACTCACTCAAGAAGTTTAAAAAGAAATATTATTCTTTTAAGACAGATTGGGAGAGTGGAAACTTATGAGTAAAAACGCGGACCTCGACACTTTAATTGGTGAGGCTCTTGATAATATTAGAGATGATAGAAAATTAGCCAGAGAGTTTTTGAACGAAATAGCAAATCAAATTGCTTGCGATGCCGACAACAACAGAGGACTTAGTCCCGTCGCCGCAAAGCACATTGAGACGATGCAACGTTCAAATGAGCAGCTTGTAAAGATTATTGGCCTCAAGTCTAAAAATCAAGAACAAAGCTTTGAGCTTTCTGAGAATGACAAAAACGAAATATATGATATCCTACAGAAGGATTCTTCGTAGTGTCGGGCGTTAAAAAAAGCTCACTGATAAGTCATTTGAATATTGATGAGATAATAGATAACACTCTTGGTGGTATCGAATCGCTGATTGATAGTATATTTGGTGACAATGGAGAGGCTTTTAATAATCAAACAGAATTTAGAGCGGTTGTAATAACTAACCCAAAATCTGTTGAACCATATGAATATAAAGCCCTGGGTTATGCTGGCGCCGACAATAAAATGAATCAATCATTTAAAAAGTTTAAAGTTCGCATAACTCATAAGAGAAATAACCCGCATGCTATTTTACAAGATCCGTGCGATATTACACTTGCGGCTGATAAGTGTCAGCAAAATGCACTTGTTGCTTTGCACACCACTGTGGTTGCAGAAGCAGACCGTGGCATCAACATAGGCACGTATGTTGTGGTCAGACTACATAAACACAGCAGTGGGGTCTACAACTTACAAACAGCAGAGTTGGTTGAAGTTTTACACGTTAACGAAACTGGAAACACAACACTAAATGAAAAGACTTGTGATTCGATTAGATCTTACTTTAAATTTGGTGAAGCCTACGAGCCACCACCGGCAGTAGAGATGCCATCTGAACTAAGAAGACTTGCAGAATTGTATGATGAAACAAATATTCCTGGTAAAAACTCCGCACTAATTGCGGGATTTAAACCACATAAAGAATATGTTGGAGGCGGTGGGCCGCCGGCGGTTAAGGCGCCTTTCGATATATGGGTTAAAGCGCTTATATATGCAGCTCATGAGCAAGGTTTTAAAATTCAGATTACATCGGGTTTTAGAGATCCAGCCCACCAAGAAGAAATGCATAAAGCATGGAAAAGAGGTGAAAGGGCGCTGCCTGCCTCTTGTGGTCTTTGCCCGACACGAAGTCGCCACACTTATGGAATGGCTATTGACTTAAACTTTTATGATAGAAACGGAACACTCATTACTTCAAAAACCGGCGGTAGCAAAGGCGCCAATAAACAAATATGGTTATCAACTGGATTTCCACAAATTGCTATGGGCTCTCCGTTGTTTCTTAGATGGGGAGGTAACTTTAGCAATTATGACCCCGTACACTTTGATTTCAATCCGCGAGATTGGGGTAACGAAGAACAAGTTCAACAATTCTTTGAATCTTTAAGAGATAATAATGTTGATACTGTTTCAACTGGGGGTAACACTGTTGGTGAAACTGCACAAACTGAAAGAGAGATAGTCGGGGATGAAACAGTACCTGAAGAAATTAGGCAGTACGCCGAAGCAGCTGCTGAAGCAGAAGAAGAACCGGATTTAGCTGAAGAGTTGCGATCGCTTTAAAACTTGATTTGAAATATAAAACTTTAAATCAATTTAAAAAAACGGTATATTTATTACATTAGGACAAAATTATGGCATTTATTAAAGAGATACCGGCATTTTCCCGGCCGTTTTCGTTTCTAGAGCCTTTACAGGACAAAATTGACAGAGGCGAAAACTTTAACTCTATTCCGGGTGACTCTGGATTATTACACAGTGGAACACCGCGAAAGAATTTAACTTTCAGAGAAGCACCAAACAATTCGGTCATTCAACATTATGGCTCATATATCGTTATGGGCTCTGACAGGCTTGGTCACTTAGGTACCGGCGCCGGCGCTAGCGGCTACAGTAACTCAGATGCTATTGATATGGTTGTCGGCCGCGGCGCTAACCTGAATGCTAAAGCTGTTAACAAAGGTGAACAACCGGGCCCACCAAACGGATTTATTGTCGGCCCATTGCCTACCAGCGATGCAGCTAGAATTTATATCAGCTCAAAAACAAACTTAGATAAACATTTTGGAATTGATCAAGCACCAAGAGATGCACATGTGGGCTCAAACAAGCATCTGCTTTCAGGTATTGCTTTAAAGGCTGATGATGTTAGGATGATAGCAAGAAATAATATTAAAATTGTCACCGGTAGAAACCAAGGTTATTCAGGTGGTCACGAAAAAAACAGTTTGGGTGGAGATTCCCCTCAAGCTGGAACAATATCATTAATTGGTGGAAACTATACCGACAGTATGTTGAACTGGATGGGCTTATTCCAGCCAGGGGGTCCAATACAAATGGTGCCGTATTTGCAACCTGCAGTTAAGGGGCATAACCTTGTTGCTTGTTTATATTCTCTTTATCATTATGTTGATTTAATAAACGCAACTATGTTTAATGCATTTTTAAATATTATGTCTGAGAAAGCAGTTGAAATTGCTTCCCCCTTTTCAGATCCAATTGCTAAGGCTGAAAAAATTAGAGTCGCTGGGCTAACAATTCCATTTGGACTTGAAGCAAGTTTCGATGCCCGGGCTTGGGCATTAGAAGAAAAAAGAAAATTCCTAGACTATGGAGGGGATACACACGTTCGCAGTCCGAATGTTTATCTAACGTAAATTATGGCAGAATCAAAATTTTTAAAATACCAAGATATAGATCGCGATGGGGTTATCGATGTCTGTGACGACGATTTAACAACCCCAGAACTACCCTGTAAGGGTCCTTGTACTCCTGATCCAACGTCGATTGTTCCAGATTGGAAAAAACAAGATATATTTAGTCCGTTTCTTAACACTAAAATTTGTCATTTTCAAATAACAAAAGTTACTCCCTATAGCTCTACAGCCAATTTACAAACTATCTTGGCTGCTGAATCAGACAATGGAACTGTTGACAACACTCCAGACGAAGAATTGCAAGCAAAATTTGAAGAATTCAAACAAGAAGCAATCGAGAATATGCTTGACTTTTGTCCTCTTGGTGCCAGACTTAAAACTGAAAAAACAATTAGTATAGTTTCAAAAGCTATGCAATTTAAAAAGTTTGACCTTGACGCAAGACCCAATTCAAGATTGAAATTACTATATTCTGTGCCGTTTGATATTATTTACGACTTAGCTGATGCTGTTATGGGACCAGAAGAGGAAGAAGATGAGACGGGCCCAGGTTGGGAAAAAGTTAGTTATAATGCTGAAAACCTTATGGCCCAGTCTATTAGGGTACGCAAAGGTCTTTATTTCTACTCAAAACTATTGAAGGTTTCATCTGGAATTGGAGAAGGTGACGCATACTTCATGAGTCCAACCGGAAAGGCCACCCATCGCTTTGAACTTCAAGATGTAGGAGATCCAGCTATCTTCTCAAGAGGTCAATTCTCCGATATGATTGACAAATTTAAAGGCTTCTTGAATAGTAAGGGAATGGCACTACCTAACGCAGGCATCGCAGATATTTTCAGTGGCCTGTTTAAAGAAAAAGTAACCAAACTTCAGTTTAGTTTTAAAGATAAAAGACTTAGAGTGATAAGAGTTTGGACCGAAGAATGTGGAGATAAGCCCGCAGTTTATACAGCAAGCAAATCCTTAAAAGTATTAGTTGGCAATGGCAGCAGTAAAAGTTTTGATTGGAACAATGAAACTTTAGTAAACTATTTTATAAACTTAAGTGAAATGGCTCGTGCACTAAATTCTAGAGTAGAACAGCCATGGCGTGAGTTTCTAGAAACTTATACTTATCCTGAAATTAAAGTTACTAAGTTTCCTATTGAGGAAACACTCGGTTCTTGTCTTTATGACAACCTTAGAGACTCAATTAATGAAATTGGAACTGACGTATTAGATGAACTTTTTGGTCTTGGCGACCTCGTTGCGTACCTATATAACGATACACTGTGTCGTGACAAACTACAAGAGATCTTAAAAGATGATGAAGAACTAAACCGCCTTTCACCTGAAGACCCAAACTCACCTTTTGGAAAAGAAGTGGCTGCTATTCTCGCCAAAAATCAGCGCTGGGCTAAGCTTTCTGCTGATGATGATGTAGTGTTAAGGATGTGCGTTAATGCCTTTGCTCCCGTAGCAGACGGCGCATCTAATATGGCTAACAAACTATCACCAGCAATTCCAGCCGGTAACCTTGGGGGGTCACCTGGTGGCCCTATGGGTCAAATGCAGCCATTGTGGGAAGAAGGTCTACAGAGTTTAAAACTGTGTGGGCTACTTGACTTAGTCTTTGACTCTCTTGGGTGTTTGATGGGCGGTATGAGTTTTGATGATGCATTACCTATTATTATTAAAAAAGCGTTACAAGCTATGGGAATCGAACAATTTGGTCAATTATTCGTGGGACTACCTCCTGAGAAGCAAGCTGAGATGGATGCCATTGTCGAAAAGGAAATGGCTAAGCTTGGCAAAGGAGGCCCAACAACACCAAATATGTTAAGGCCCTGGGCCAGCGCCGAAGTAATTGCGGCAGAAAGAGTGCAGACTAATCCAGCTAACTTAAACAACTACGAGTCTGTAAAACCACCAACTTATGGCCAAACCATGAACGAGTTAGCAGGGTCTGAAAGGACAATATTGTCAGGTTTGGACTCCGTAGGTTCAGGTGACAATTCTGCTGGTCTTGATACTATCATGCAAGCATATATTACAGCGCTTTTGGAAGTTTTTAGTGATAATTTGATTGTTATTCTTGACGAATTAAACAACTTTCCAGGTGCCCCCTTAATAAAAGACATCCTTTCGTTAACAGCCTTATCGTGCCCGCGCCCTCCGTTATTCCACCCTGGAATAGATGACTTCATTAAATCACTGGGTCTTGCTTTCTGCAGGACTCCTAGAGAAGTGGTCATCCCTACATTTAATCAAGCTTTAGAATTTAAACTTGCATTTAAAGATATACTTTATCCACTTTGGCTTGTAGCAAAATTCTTAGCAGGGATGATCATTATGATCGTAGTCAATCAGATTATAGCTAAAGTGTGTGAAATTTTAGTAAGAGCAGTCTGTAAAGCATTAGAAACTGCTGGCGATATAGTAATGGGTTTACCTGATATGTTAGCCGGTAATACATCTTTGATGGATATTTTACGAGAAAATGTTTGTGGAGATGATGCTGATGATGCGACTGTCGAAAATACTATGATTGACTTGATGTCCATTATGGGCTTGGGCCCATCGGCCTTCGCTGATCGAGATAAGACAATTGCATTCGCGAACGATCTTTCACTTGGTGTAACCAGGCAAGAATTCTCCGATGCACTTTTAGGAAATCCATCAGAAGCATATTTAGAAGCAGCGGATCAGCTTTTAGAATTTGTACATACTGAGCACCGCGATGCACTGCCGAACAAAAGCTCTATAGCGAGGTTCACTAAGGGCATTGGTAACCTGCTGCCGTTAGAGTATAGAGAAATTCTTAAAAACTACAGTAACAACAACTTGGGCGTCGACGATGGGACACCAGCAAACCCATCAATCTGCTCTACCCCAGAACAATTACAAAGATTTCAAGAGTTGAGACAAGAAATCTTAGGTTCTAGAGCCTCAAAAGAACAAATTGATCAACTATATTGTGATCTTAGAGACGAAAACTTAGATGACCTAGAGGTGATGACTGAGCTGCTAAACACTGGCATTGGTCCATATGTGTCGGACAAAATACCAAATATTTTATCGACCCCGGGCTGTGAAGACGGATTACTTCCTTACGAACCACCACAAACAATCGATGCTGCAATTGGTTTTATGGGCGCCGCCTTGGATGGTCTTGAGAACGAATATTTGGACGACATGATGGGCACCGGCTTCACCTTCTTTGGTATGGGTGACAGTAATTTTGGATTCTTAAATATGATCTTGGCCGATACTCTTGGCAATCCATTAACTAATCACCACAGAAAATCGTCCAATAGGAAAGGTTATGTTGACTTTGCAACCAACGTTGCAAATGGTGGAGAAACCAGCAGAGGCTTCTTCTCATTCTTGCAATCAAATGCTTCCTTCACCGAACAAGAAGGCCAGTTAACATATTTTGTTGGCGAGTGGATGAAACGTCAATTTTTAAATGCCGGCAACGAGTACGCTGATCCCGATGCGTTTGGACGAGGTGCCACTTATCTCGAACCTGGATTTGTAGAAATCAAAGCCGGCGGTACTCACTTGCGCGATCAACTTACTTTTTCATCTACCAATAAATATGTGGGCAGAACAATCTACAAAGTTAACACTACTGAAATGGAATACTCTACTAATATACTCGGAAACCAAGGTACAAGTACTATCGCTCTACCTGATTTTGGATATAACACCATTACTGGGAAGGTTATTGAAGGTCGTGCGGATATCATCACCGCCGAGGATGATGAAATAGAAATTATCAGATTACCACGAAAAGGCGATCCAAATTACCCAGGTGGTAAGGGCCAACCCAAATCTAGCTATGACAAAAGCGGCGCTGACATTGCGTTAGACTTTAGAGATAATTCTATGGGCACCTACCAAGGAATGGACCACGGCACTAACTGGAGTAGCAACACTTTCTCTTGGGCCGGCAATACTTGGTCGTATGGTTTTGAGATCCAGTGTTTTTATTCTGATATTGAAGAAGATCCAGAAACCAAAAAGATTAGGAACAGGCCTGATGATAATATTAGAGTGGCCATAGTCGAAAAGGTAAACTACGGAGCAGATCGACGGTTTGCCAGTCCACTAGCTAAACAAATTACTGCCGAAGATATGGCGCTCCCACCGTTTGATTTGCCAAACTGGATTGAGAATATTCCAATTGTTGGCTGGGCTATTGAAAATGTAATAGCACTTATAATGTTGCCTTTCTCATCATTAATAAGTAAACTGTTGGCAATGTTAAAATACTTATTTTCGAACGATATTAAAAGATTTAGAAGCTTTGAGTTTTTAGCAATTGATGACGGCCTAGATGCTTTCAAGATTGACAAAGATGTTGATGAAAACAAAGAGAAAGCATTAGATATAAACGATTTTCCAAACTATCTGTCAACACTGACTGAAGTAAAAGGCATGCCGCCACAAATATACGCCCTAGCTGATTTACTTGGTCAAAGCCCATCTGCTGCGCTGAAAGAGAAATATGATTCGACAATGCAGCAGTTTTACAAAGATTTTTCTAAAATGATTGGCGAGAATGAATATGGGTGGCGCACCGGCGCCTCACATGATTTAGTTACCCCCGGTATGTTTGAATATGGTGTACTTGGTCCGGACGGCGAATTTATTCCATATGATGCTATTTCTCGCTCAACATTCATTGGAGAAGTCCTAGGTTTTGATGATGAAGAAATGCAATTAGGTATGACATATGATCAATATGTAAACGGCGAAAATGCAAGAGTTATTGTCTTAGATCCAACGGTTTATGGTGGTACATTCAACAATCCTCCATTGTATGTTAAGAAACCGCACTATGCAGGTTGGTGGGGTATAACCGAAGCACTTTTCCCCGGAGATACAGCTTGCAAGCCGCACGGTAAAAATCTTATAGACTTTGATGAAATTAAGCAAATGTTGGAGGATTATTACCCAAGCCTAGAGGAAGATACTAGGCTTTATAGTGATACTGAATGTCAGCGTCAGGTACCTTTTGATAGAATTTTGCCTAGGTATGCAAAAATACAAATGTATACTTTGATTTTAGCTGCCATTAGAATTTATGCCAGCACTCATATTATGAAGGCAATCGGCACGTTTTCAACAGTACAACCAAAATTCCCAGATAACTATAGTACAATTTACTCTGCGTATCTTGCCGAAAGAATGGAAGAAGATTTTAAGAATGCCCAGCCGGCTTTCTGGGAGTTTTTCAACCCCTTTAAGGATGACGAATTCTGGTATTCCTTCTTAGAGCAATCAGTTGAATGCTACGATTTCTTAGTTAGCTCCGGAGCAGTTGAAACCCCGGTTAAAGGAGGGTACATTCAAAGTGCTTCAGATGCGATTAATGATCTACAGACACACTATAGATTTACCTATAGATCAGAAGACACTCGAAAGTACAGAGACGAAAAAGGAAACAAGCGTACTCAAACTGTCCCGGGCCTTTGGGAGCAGAAGTGGACAGGTGACGCCGGCTTCTTTGAAACTTTAGCAAACTTCAGAGAAAGAAAAAACTTCGAAGGAATTCAAGAGGTTGAAGACGAAGCCAAGATTTTCTTGCAAGAGCTTATTAATCATGAGCTTACAAAAATGGGTAGTAAGTTTGTCGGCGCTATGGAAAAGGCCGGCTTTCAAGCTAAAATCTATGATTTGGATTACTGGTTATTTGAGAATAAATGTGTTAACAGTGAAATTAAATATCGCAGTGATAAAGTTGTTGAAGTTCCTGTCAATGTTCCATCTAAAGCTGATCCAGATCCACTCGGAGAAGGTTCAGTATTCCCAGGTCCGTATTTTACAGCCGGCAATCAATTTAGAGTAGCAGTTGACAATAATGAATCTGATGCCACTGGATATTCCGAAGAATATATTGGATATTATCATATCCACCTAGATGACGATGGCAACGAAATTTATATGGCAGGCGCTAAACATGATATAGGCGAGCTATACATTTTAGGTCAAGGTCACGATATACTTGTACCGGTTGGCGATATTGTGAAAGTAGCTACAGTAGAGACGGTGATAGAGCCCCCGGGCGAATTAACTAAAGAAGTTCCCGCGCCCGGTGGCCGAACCGCCACAGAACCAGAAGGAGGCGACTCAACCGACAATATAGCAATGGGCGCTGAACCGATAATTACAAAACAAAATGTCGGTATTGGAGACTTTCCACATTATGGAAGCGGTGGTAGTTACACCGACGATCGCCCCTTCAAGATTGAGAAATATACATCAATTGACGGCGTTAAGTATGATGATGAAACTGCCAAGAGTATGATCCTAGCACAACCCAGCAGCAGCTTTTTGTCCGATATATACCCTGGCACTCTCAGGATGATTAAAAATAAATACGGTGTTGAGGTTGGTATAGAAGGTAACCTTGGGGTCAGACATGGGCTCATCTTTTATTATCAAGGCACTGTCGTGACCTCCGTTGAAGTCGATGCACTTGATTATCAAACATCACAGTTTCAAACAGTTCAACCAAACAGCAAACTTTTGCACTGTTTGGTTCAAAACCTGAAACACGATCCAAAATACAAGATGTTTACCAGTTACATTTTTTCAATGAAGAAAGTTCTTGGCACGTTGGCAATTTATAATGATTATGGGTTTTTAGCTAGTGTCGGTGAAGTAACGGTCGGTACCGGTGATAACTTTGGTTCTCTGTTAGTTACAAACAAGGGCTTCGGTGGTATAATGGGGGCATTACTCAAAGGCCTCGGTCTTCCAGTTGCTGATCAAACACTAAAAGGAGACTGGGGAGGAAGTGATAGTGACAATCCCACGAACCTTAAAGCAGTAAAATCCAAACCCGGCTCTAGAGCTTATATTAACCAAAAAGTTGGTGAAGTAAGAGTCACTATGACCGACGATATTAGAGATGCATACGGCTTACCGTGGTGGTACGATGATGATATTGTATTTGAAAACGTACAGCAATTAGCTCAAGGTTCATTTGTTACTGGAAACGAAGGCTGGATGCATCCAAAAGATAGGCCTTCGTTAACACCGTTCACTCTGCACTGGGATGAATGGGATCGAGAGCTGTTGAGGAACTCTAGATCAAGAATTAAAAGTATGTTCAAGCCTTTATATTATGCTGCTCAAGATCGCCCGGGCAAGAAAAGCGGAAAGAGCCCTTCTCTTATTAAGTTAAGAAACTTGAAAGCAAGGTTATTCCCTGCGCCAGGCGCCGGTATCTTGCCATGGTGGCAACGTAGAAGACTTAAGTCGAACCCTTACAATGCAGACGGAGAAATGTGTGACGGCCCAGATTTATTGGGATGATACGATGAATATTGACAATAAAAAAATAAAAGCAATATTTATTAAAGACTAACAAATTATGGCAACTTTAGGCGTAAAATTACCAATTACAAGAAGCGACATCCATGGCTACGCTATGATTGACGACTTTCATTCTTTAATTAGACAAAATTTAAAGATGTTAATTTTGACAAATCCTGGTGAAAGAGTAATGATGCCTGACTTTGGCGTTGGGATACAAACATATTTATTCCAAAACTTTAGTGAGTCAACTTATACGCAAATTGAAAATGATATAAAAGACCAAGTTTTAAAATATTTACCGGTGGTTAGTGTTAGCAGGGTAGGTTTCGACAATTCATCACCAGATAACAACACATTGCAGATAGCTTTAGAGTATTCGATACCTGCTTTAAACATTAGAGATTTGTTACAATTTACTATTTAATAAAGAGGGCGCTTAATGGCTGATAATCAAAAGAAAATAATTCCAATTAATTATACAAATCGAGAATTTGAAACGATAAGGCAAGACTTGCAAGAAATTGCCGAGAGATTATATCCTGATTCATTTCAAGATTTTAGCGAAGCTTCATTTGCTTCTTTGATGATGGATGCAGTCGCTTACGTTGGGGATCAGCTTTCCTTTTATATGGATTATAATGTTAATGAGTCTTTCCTTGATACAGCATATCAATTCAACAATATTCTTAGACACGGGCGCGTCCTGGGTTATAAATTCACGGGCCGACCATCAACCTACGGAATTGCAGCATTCTATGTTCAGGTACCGGCAACGTCAGTTGGTTTAGGAGTAAATAGAAACTACGCTCCAATTTTAAAAAGAGGCTCAGTCTTCAAGAGTTCAACCGGACTTGCTTACACTTTAATGGAGAATGTTAATTTTGCCGACAATAAGCACCCTGTAGTCGTTGGAACAACCAACTCCGCAGGTGCACCTACGAATTACGTTATAAAAGCTTACGGCCGCGTTGTGTCCGGACAAATGATGTCTGAGCAAGTTACTGTTGGTTCTTTCCAAAAGTTTGCTCGTCTTAGACTAAACACTCCGAACATTTCAGAAATAATCTCGGTGCTCGACAGTGATGGTAACGAATATTATGAAGTTGATTACTTAGCGCAAGATATTATTTATAAAGAAATATCGAACACAAATTATAAAAATGATAATGTACCTTCGATTATAAAGCCG